AAACTTAAGATGATGGGTATTGAGACTGCAAAGTCCAGTACACCACAATGGGTCAGAGGTAGACTTACTGATGCATTCAAAGTTGTTATGAACGGAACAGAACACGAACTATGGGATTTCGTAGAGACTGCACGAAAGGATTTTAGAAACCTTCCAGTTGAAAAAATGAGTTCACCAAGAGGTTGTAATAACCTTGAACAGTATTCAGACCCAAACCACATATACGGTAAAGGAACACCCATACACGTACGAGGTGCTTTACTTTACAATCACCAACTTAAGAAGTTAAACATAGATAAACGATACGAGAATATCAGAAGTGGAAACAAGATTCTCTTTACCTATCTCAAACTACCTAACAAGTTAAATGAGAATGTGATATCTTACTCAAATGTTTTACCAAGAGAATTAGAATTACAAAACTATATTGATTACGACAAACAATTTGATAAATCATTCATAGAACCATTGACTGTAGTTATTAGTAAGATTGGTTGGAATACCGAACCAGTTGCAAGTCTAGATTCATTCTTCTAAATACAAGTATGAAAGCATTTGTTATTACAGTTGACCACCCAAAATCTCATGAGAGTGCAGATAAATGTATAGAGTCTTGTGCAAAACAAGGTATACATGTAGAGAAGTTTAATGCAATAACTCCTAAAGATAATCCTATGGATATCATAAGAGACATTACAGGTAATACTAAACCTATGATGTTTGATTTTGAACCCTTTCCCGAGAGAGTTGCGGCCTGTTTTGCTTCTCAACTTACACTATGGGATAAGTGTTCAAAGGATGTGGAACCATATCTGATATTAGAACATGATGCAGTATTAGAATTACCCTTTCCACATGATATAGAATTTGATAGGTGTATTACACTTGGTAGACCTAGTTGGGGGCCTCATTTAGATTCACCACAAACTTTATCAAAAAAATATAACGAAGGTGTTAATAAATTGAAAAGTCATTGTTTTGTTGGTAATCATGCGATATTAATAAAACCCGAAGGTGCAAGAGATATTATAGAAGTAGCAGGGAAACGATTAATAGAACCTGCAGATACATTTTTGTGTCAACATTATTTTAAATTTCTAGAAGAATACTTTCCATGGCCTTTTGTAGTGAGAGAGACATTTTCTATGATTCAAGGAGACGCAAGTGGAGATGGTAAAGCAAATACACTTCATGTAAAAAACAACATAGACTTATGGACATATGAGGTAATAGACCCCGATGAAAACATTCATAATAACGATTAAAGGACATCCCTTATCAGAAAAGGAATCTAGAGAGTGTATAGAATCTGCAAAAAGGTTTTATAAACATGATATAGAAGTCTTTGACGCAATCACACCTAATGGTGGGTATGACCACATATTAGGTGATAGACCAAATATATTTGATAAGTATCCTAGACCCGATAGAGTTGCGGCTTGTTTTGCATCACACTATCTACTATGGAAGAAGTGTATAGAACTAGATGAACCCATTCTCATACTTGAACATGATGCAGAGTTTGTTAGTGAGTTTCCCGACATAGATTTTGATATGTGTTGCACATTTGGAGAACCAACATATTTTCAACCACAATTTATTAATTTCAATGTTCCTAAACTAGATGGACTGAATACACTTACAGATAAGAATTTTTTAGGACATCATGCATATGCAATGAAACCCGAAGCCGCAAAGATATTTGTAGATGAATGTGACACTTCAGTGTTAAGTCCAAACGATTTGTGGATGACAAAGGATAAATATCCATGGTTGCAAGAGTATAGACCTTTTCCAATTGTTGCAAAGAAGAGTGCATCTACAGTTCAAGACCAAGTATATGAAGACATGTATGTGTACACCGACCCTAATGATTTTAATTTTGTAAATGGAACAGAAGAACAACAAAATTTTATTAAAAAGTATTATTCTCGTGCATTACTTGGCCAAGATTATACATTTGACCAAGTAGAGATATAAATACTAGTATGATTGAAGTCACAGATATTGCAATACAGAAACTAATAGAAAAGAAAGTTAGTTTTATTAGACTCGGAGTTACGGGTGGTGGTTGTGCAGGATTTGAGTACTTTATCAAAGATACTTCAGACTTTATTAACATATCAGATAAACTTATAGATTTTGGAAAGTTCACTGTAGTAGTAGATGAAGAGTCTCAACCGTATCTAAGTGGCTCTACATTAGATTGGGTCAACGAAGGGTTAAATGAGTTTTTTAGAATTGTAAACCCAAAGGAAGAATCCGTTTGTGGTTGTGGTATTTCAGTGCAATTTAAAACCGTATAAATAAAACTATGTATGAATATAAAGTAAGTGTAGTTAAAGTAGTAGACGGCGATACAGTAGATGTAGATATCGACTTGGGATTTGGAATGGTTTATAAAAAACAACGTGTAAGAATGTTGGGAATTGATACGCCAGAATCTAGAACAAGAGATAAAGTTGAGAAGTTATTCGGTAAGGCTTCTAAGAAACACTTAAAACACTTATTAGAAGATGCAATGAGTATAACTCTTGTATCACATGATAAAGGAAAGTTTGGAAGAATATTAGGTGAGTTATTCACACATTATGATGAAGAACATCCTGTTTTTGAAACTAAAGTAAATGTTAATCAACAAATGATTACAGATTGTCATGCAGTTCCTTACACTGGAGAAAACAAAGACTTAGTTGAACAACAACACTTAGATAATAGAACAGTTGTTATGGAAACTGGGTATGTTACTCAAGAACAGATAGAGAAAGTATCATGATTGTCGGTGCATTAGATTGTTTCTATATAGTATCAATTGCTGCCATATTTGGATTCATTATTCAAGTGGAAATGCAAATCAAACAAATCAAAACTATGATGGAAGAACACATTAAGTTTGACTGCATAGACGACCACAAGAAAAAATAAAAAAACCCCTTTACAATTAAACCTCTTTGTTGTATACTTAAGTATACATTTATGAGGAGTGTTTAATATGTCATTTTTAAAAGATTTAGTAAAAGCATCGGGAAACGAATATGCAAATATAGTTTCAGACGGTGTTGCAGCTGGAGATGTAGACTCGTTTATTGATACGGGTTCTCACATTTTCAATGCACTATTAAGTGGTTCACTATACGGTGGACTTCCTTCAAACAAGATTACTGCAATTGCAGGTGAGTCGGCAACGGGTAAAACCTTTTTTGCACTAGGTATGGTAAAACAGTTCCTAGAAGACCACAAAGATGCAGCTGTAATCTATTTCGAATCTGAATCTGCAATATCGAAAGATATGATTGAATCAAGAGGAATAGACTCAACAAGAGTTGTTATTGTTCCTGTTGTGACGGTGCAGGAGTTCAGAAATCAAGCAATCAGTATACTGGATAAGTATGCAGAAACCCCCAAAGACAAACGTCCACCTATGATGTTCTGTTTAGATTCACTTGGTATGTTATCAACAACCAAAGAAATCGAAGACACTGCAGAAGGTAAAGAGACCAAAGACATGACGAGGGCACAAATAACCAAAGGTGCATTCAGAGTTCTTACTCTTAAACTTGGACGAGTCGGTGTTCCTATGATTGTTACAAATCACACATATGATGTGATTGGTTCTATGTTCCCTCAAAAGGAAATGGGTGGAGGTAGTGGACTCAAGTACGCTGCATCATCAATTATCTATCTTTCTAAAAGGAAAGAGAAGGAAGGAACAGAAATCGTTGGTAATATCATCCACTGTAAGAACGCAAAGTCAAGATTGACTGTTGAGAACAGAGTGGTTGATGTAAGGTTATCATACGACAAAGGATTGGACAGGTACTATGGTCTATTAGATATGGCACTTGCATTTGGAGTATTTGAGAAATCAAGTACAAGAGTTAAACTCCCAAATGGTAAGACCGAATTTGGTAAGACGATTAACAACAATCCCGAAAAATACTTCACACCCGATGTGATGGAAAAATTAGAACAAGTAGCACAGGAATATTTCAAATATGGCGAGACTAGAGACAACAATACTCAAGAATCTGATTCAGAGTAACACTTTTCCACGAAAAGTGCTTCCTTTTATTAAGGAGGAGTATTTCAGCGAAATAGACGAAAAGACTGTATATAAAGAAGTATATTCATACTTTGAAAAATACAATAAAACCCCAACTGTAGAGGCACTTCTCATCAATCTAGACAACAACACTTCGTTATCTGATAACGTTGTGAAAGGGTCAAAGACAATTCTACAACAAATGGGAACATCCGATGAAACTGCTGAAGAGTGGTTGATAGACGAAACAGAGAAATGGTGTAAGGATAGAGCAATCTATATTGCAGTCATGGACTCTATTGAGGTCTTGGATGAAAAGTCTAAACGTTCTAAAGGTGAAATACCCGAACTATTAAAGGATGCACTTTCCGTGTCTTTTGACACACACATTGGTCATGACCAAATTGAAGATTCAGATGCAAGATTTGATTTCTATCACACGGAAGAAGAGAAGATTCCGTTTGACTTAGAATACTTCAACAAGATTACTAAAGGTGGTTTACCTAACAAGACTCTAAACATATGTCTTGCAGGAACTGGTGTTGGTAAATCATTATTCATGTGTCATATGGCTGGTGCAGGACTTATGATGAATAAGAATGTACTATACATTACACTTGAAATGTCAGAAGAACGAATTGCAGAAAGGATTGATGCGAACACTATGAATGTTCCCATGAAAGATTTGCCTGATTTATCTAAGACTATGTTCGATAAGAAGATTGATAAACTTAGAAATAAAACCAAAGGTAAACTTATTATCAAAGAATATCCTACTGCATCAGCACACGTTGGTCATTTCAGACATCTACTACAAGAACTAGAAATGAAGAAAGACTTTAAACCCGATATGATATTCATTGACTATCTAAACATATGTGCATCTCACAGGGTTAAGCCAGGTCAAGGTGCAAACAGTTACACATTGGTCAAGAGTATTGCAGAGGAACTTAGAGGACTTGCAGTTGAGTATGATGTACCTATTATGAGTGCAACTCAGACTACAAGAAGTGGTTATGGTAATAGTGATGTAGAACTTACAGATACCTCAGAATCCTTTGGACTACCTGCAACTGCAGACTTTATGTTTGCACTAATATCCTCAGAAGAATTAGAAGA